TGGTAATGTTACGAGACAAACAATACCGAGTTTGACTAGCAACCGTGTCAAAGATGATTGTGTGTTTGGTAGATTCCCACGCATATACTTCTTGTAGCTCCCTGTATTGGTCTGCTATAATCTCACCAATGAGCATAGAGTAGTCCGTGCTATCCGTAGACAGCACAGTATCTTCTCTGAGCCGCTTCAGGATCTTGTTTACCATTTGTAGCAATGTCATATTAGCCGCCACCTGTTCTATAGATGATGAAGTTCACTATCCCGTCCGTCGCTGCACCCGTATCGTCAAACAGGTATATATCGAACTGCGTACTTGAGTTCCTGACCCCCGAGGCTATCAACGCCGTTGAGCCGTCATTAGCAACAAGCTGGTACTGCGTAAAGGAGTCACTTGAGCCACCCGACACCGAGGTGTTTACCCGGTAGATGCCTACCCCGAGGTCAGTGATCGAGGTTACGTTCTTGTCTCCGCTAAGTGTTGGGGTACCGGAGGAGCCGTCTATACGTCCGTACGCGAAGGCGCGGTAATCCTTGACAAGGATTTCGCGACCACTGCACACCATCCGTCCCGTAATACTCACACCATCTGTGAGGGTTGAGAGCTTTGTACTTGTGCCGTAGGCCAAGTTGACTGCTGTACCGATGATGTTCGTAGTGTGGGAACCGTACCCAAACTGGGTGATACTGCTGGAGCAGTACATCCACTGGAGGTCGGAACCCTTATAGAAGTTCCAGTAGCCGTCTGAGTCAATCTTCATACGAGTACGGAACGTAGCAGTGTGGTTGTACGTTGATATTTCAAACGATGAACCGTTCTGCTTCATGTATATCTGATACCACGTGGACGCTGTAGGCCACGAGGTGATTCTAAATGCGGGTGAGCCGCCAGTGGTGCCGAGAGTGGAGTAGGCGTCGATCTGTAGATCGTCCGAGGAGAACACACCCCACTGGTACGTCGTCAGCTTGAGATCGGCACCGCCCCAATGCAGCTCCGCTGCGCTGCCATTGTCCACCGTGTTAACTAAGGCAGTACCGGACGAAACAGCAGTCCAAGCGCCATTCGTTCGTCCGTACTGCGTTCCGTCAGAGGGAGCATCCTCAAGATGATCTGCTAGCTCCCACTTGTTCGTCGTGGTACTCCAAGATATAGATGTACCATCGGTTAGGTCACTGCGGGAAAAGCCGCTGTTCCCTAAGAGACCTTGCCCTCGTTGTCTATAAATACGCATTCAAAGCCTCCTTATAATAGATCCCCCCCGAAGGGGGGGAGTACCGATTAAGCCGGTACGATGATTGCAACACCAGCCTCAGGACGCAGTACGCCAGTACCGTAGATCATGTCTGCGGTAAACAGGTCGGACAGCCACTCCTGCTTGTACTGGGTCTGAGCGCGGGGCTTGAGCTGTTCAATCAGAAGCAGTGCTTCCTTCTGGAAGAACAGTACAGCTCGCTGATCCTCAGCAGCGCCGTCATCAGCAACGGTAGCACAGTTGCTAGACACGTACACTTCGTTGCCGTACAGATCACCAACACGACCGTTGCGGATGCTGTTAGCAGCACCAACTTCACCAGTGAACGACTGCTCAGTGAAGCGGGTAATGCCGAGCAGGTTCTTCTTCTCAACGGGCGGTACAACGAAGCAACGACCCATGCTAGGTACGTCGTTGTCATCCAGCGATTGGATAAGCAGACGGATACCTTCGTCGGTCAGTGCAGCAGCGTTACCAGCGTTGGCGCTAGCAGACGGGTCCCAAGCTACCAGAGCGCCAGAGTTCGGCGTACCGATAACAGCCTTGCTGTAGGCAGAGCCTGCAACAGTCGGAGCTGCGTCAGCACCAGCAAGCTGCGCACCCAGTGCGTGCAGGTCGGTGTCAACTTTCTTAGCCAGTGCGTAACCAGCGTCGTCGGTGTAGAATGCACGCAGGCTGTCGTCTGCTTGTACCAGTACAATGTCTTCAATAAGACGGCTGTACTCCCAGTGCTGGTCGATCAGGTACTGGCCTTGCGTCTCTTGCGAGACAATCAGGGTGACCTGAGTTTCAGCCGCTTTCGCGCTTGCAGAGCCACGGTTCGGACGGGGGATGTGAATGGTATCACCCTTCTTCCCTACGCGGTTCATAACTACAACGAGCTGCGGCATGATGAGGTTTGCTTTGTAGGAAGCAATGATCTCATCCGACCACAGTTCGCGGATAAACGCGCTGTTAGAGCGAGTACGCGAAGCAGCAGATGCTTTAGTAAGCGTTACATGATTAGAGCCAAGTGCCATAGTATGTATCTCCTAGAGTATAATAGTTTAGTCTGTTACACGACCATCTTCATACGCTGCGGCAATTGCGTTATAATTAGCTTTGAGCCAACGCTCTGCTTCCTGATCCCCTCGCTTAGCGCGGATACGCTTATTGATTAGATCAGTACGTGAGTAGGTTTCTGCTGGCTCTGAGTAAGCAGCGCCCCCAGTCTCCAACCCAGCGTCACGAAGCTGTTGCTGTCTCAAGGCATCATTATCCCTACGCTTTTGCGACGGACGTTTGACATCGTAGTATTGCTCTAGCAAATCAGTAGCGGCATCTACGTCGAACTTGTCGGCGGCGGCGGCCAAGCGTGAACGATACGGAGTCTCCCGAATCCACTCTTGGAACTCGCTCCCTTGAACGACATCCCGCCAACCATCGTATTTCAGGTCAAGCTCCCCGACCCTTTCATTAAGGATACGTTGACGCTTTTCCTCCCGCTGCTCTGCTAGTGTAGGCTCGATGACTTTACGAACAACCTTCTCGATTGATTGCTCTGGAGAAGCGTACAGTTCATCGATAGAAACCAAAGGCTCTTCAACCTCCGGCTCGGCCTTCGACTGTTCAAATTCTCGAACAAGTTGATCGACTTGCTTTCTCATCTCCCCGAGATCCTGTGCCTGACGGCTATTCATTTTCTCTAGTTCGACGTAAGACTTAGCAATATCCTCGGCAGACTTTCCTCGGAAGCGTTCCGGTAGTGTATCTACCCGCTCCTGTGAGGCTAACGCTGCATCTTGGATTTCGTCTTGCAACTCATCCGTTTGATTATAGTCGCTGAATTTGGCCATATATATAAAGTCCTCTATTATAGCGGAGGGGGTTACCCTTTACCCGCAGGTTATACTAACGGTCCCGAGTACCGGATTGTCCGTTAGGCTCCAGAGTTACGTAACGTATGGGCTTCTCGCTCAACGTCGATCGTAGTACCGTAGCTGGTTTGGTTTGCATCCCTCATTCGTCCGGTCTGTAGTGCCCTGTGCTTTTTATCCCACTTACTTGCGAAGGTGGGAAAGGCAGGGTCTACACCCATTCGGGGATCGAAATGACAAGCGGATATAATGTGCTTAGCTTCTTTGCCGCAAGAGCAGGTGGCGCTGTGCCTCTCTGCTACCTTTTTAACGCACTCGAAGTTTAGCCCGCAATCACACTCGTAGTCATACGTTGGCATCTATCTCCTCCCTCACCATAAACTCTATTTGCTGTTCCAGAGATAGGAGCGTTTGCAGTTGCAACGCCCTACCCCTCAACACACAGAGTTCTTCGAAGGAGCGAACAGAGTCCAGCGCATTCACTCTCAGTAGGTCGATCTCTTCGATCGCCTGTTCCATTAACTTCTTCCAACCTCTACAAGCAAAGAGGTCTTCGAAGTCCTTAAGATCATCAATAGTCATAGGCTTACTCCCTTGACTTTCGGTTCGCCATAGCCTGCACCTTAAGTGCCTCTATCTCGTTCCGCTGTTGAGCCACACGGGCCTGCCTGTCTGTGATCCTAGCCTTCTCTGCCGAGACGCTAGTTTGTGCAGCAAGCAAATCCACCTTATCATCTTCAAGGTCTGCCTTGACGAAAGTATACGTCGCATCAGCCATAACGTCTTGTATCTGTGCCTGTAGCTTCTGGTTCTCCAACTTAAGTTTCTCAAGCTGAAGCATAGCAGCCTCTTGCTGCATCTTCTGTGCAATCTGCTGCTGTTGTTGCTGCTCAGGCGTTGGGCCTTGCATCAACTGTGCAATAGCTTGGTTGAGTTCCTTCTTGCTGGCTGAAGCTGTGTTATCGAATACCGCCTTAAGGATGATGCTATGGGCGGGAGATTCGGGTGGCACATATCCCAGAAGCTGCGTAAGCTGACCGTTCTCAACTTCCTTAGCCATGATACCCATGGTAGCGTTGACGTTGAAGTCTACGTCTGTTGGGTATCTCTCTGGTGCAAACTGCACGTACCGCCATACACACTTCTGTATGAGCGGGTTGATACATTGCCGTTCAACATTCTGCATAGTCCTCTTAGATCGCTTGATGAAAGAGGCTTGCATCATGGACATACCGGAACTGGTCTCGTTCCGTCTATTGGACCCGAGCGGTGTAGCTGTGTCCATAGCACCTGTCCCCACTTGCACCATGCGCTCCAAGTCTGACGACTGAGCAAACGTGTGTGCTAGAATAGCGGGGTTTCCGAAGCTCATGGGTTCGAACACTTCGCTCGGACGGCCTCTAGTAAAGATAGTCTTTCCGGGCCGTACTCTCATATCCGCATTACGCGGTAACCGTGTGATGTCTGCTCCCATCATAGGAGCGGA